ATGGGTCAACATAAAGATAACTAATGAGTATTCTCAGCCAGCACCAATTGTTGAAGTTGATGCAGTAAGGTACTGGACTCCAACAGCAGATAAGTCTGTAGACTTTACAGAAGTTAAAGACTATATACTGGCATTAAGAACCATGGGGTTTAAGATTCGTGTTTGCACATTTGATAGATGGAACTCTCATGATATGATGCAGCAGCTAAAGCAATACGGAATCAATACTGAAATATTATCAGTTGCTAAAAAACATTACGATGATATGGCTATGATCGTATTAGAAGAAAGACTTATAGGGCCAAGAATACCTTTATTGATTGATGAATTGCTTCAGCTAAAAATAATGCGTGACAAGGTCGACCACCCAAGAAAGGGTTCTAAGGACTTAGCTGACGCAGTTTGCGGTTCAATATATAATGCAATAAGCAGAACTAGATTTGAAAGAAATGAAGAAATAGATATACACACATATAGCTCTATGATAAATGATAGAGAAAGTAAAGAGATTGAATATGTTCAGAACATGGTTAGGGCACCAAGAATGCCACAAGAATTAAAAGATTCAATGGACAGGATGTTAATAATATGAGTACGTATCAAGAAAAGGCTAAAGAGTGCAAATGCTGCGGCAAACATGTTCCGCTACCTACAATACTAAAAGAGTACAGAGATGTAGTTGTATGTCCTACCACATTTGCAAATATTATAGAGTATAAAAGAATATGGACAGATTTAGGATCAAGGCCTCCTGGAAATGTTAGAAAACATTTTTCAGAGTATGTTCAGCAAATTGTTGAAAAAACTTTTATTGAAATGTAAAGATAATGATATCTTTTAGTGAGATTAATTACAAGACTTTTAATGATGCTCCAGATGGAGCGCCAAGATGTACTAATTTTAAAGATATAAATTTAACAAACAATATAGAAAGCAATAAAAAAATAATATCAGATAAAGTTTTTATCGCTTTTTTAGATGATAGGCCTCACCATTTAATCACCGACACCCTGCTTCAATATGAGTATTTAAAAAAATTTATTCCAGAAATAAAAATATTATTTTTTAAAAATTATTATTACAAGCATTCTAAATTTAGCGAATTCATATTTAATGAGTATTCTGGATTCGAAGAGCTATTTGACTTAGATAAAGACGACTTGCTTATAAAAGATGCTTATTTTATTTTTCAAGAAGGCAGCTACAAATCTATATTTAGTTATGAAATTTTAGATTTTTATTCTGTTAATTCTGAAGAGATGTCTATTATCCATAGGGTAAGAGCTAATGGAAATCCTTATGGAGAGCTTAATTTAAGAGTAGTTCAGAAAAATGGATTACCTGGGCTAACCAATAAATTTAAGGATGACTTTGATATAGAGAGCAGTAAAAAAATATATGTATCCAGATCACTTGCAAATAAAAGACATAAAGATGGAAATGCAGAGCCTGAAAGCAAGTACAGGTACTACGATAAAGAACATTTAATAGAAAAATATTTTATGGAAAAGGGCTATACTTCAGTGTGTCTTGAAAACCTATCCCCACAAGATCAGATACATCTTATGAAAAGCTCATCCCATGTTGCGGGATGCCAAGGTACTGGAATGCTAATGACAATTTTTTGTAAAAGTGGCACAAAGATTATTGAGCTTGATGTTAGTCAGCTAGGAACAACGTATCTTTATTATAATCAAGATTTAAACCATGATGTATACAGGATTAACTTAAAGGGCATAGCGTCTGATAAAGATATTTTAAGTTCATTAAATATGCACTATGAATCTTTTAAGATATAGTACGTACGGCGTTTGCCACATATCAATAGCTTTGATGGTATAATTATGTATACTTATATAGCTGTAGGAGGAAATATGTTTAAGATAGAAAAAGATTTTAATGGTCAGCCAGGCTGGTCAGTTTTAGATAAGAGCAATAACGTAATTGGTGTCTATAATGACAAAGCTCATGCAGACATGGAAGTTCGTAAGCAAATAAAAATTATTCTTAATAGAGGATAGTTTTTAATATTTTTGTTGGGGTATTCAATCCCAACGCCTTTAGTATTGGAAAAATGCAATGATCATTTTAGGTATCAATGAGACCTCTCATGATGCATCCGTATCCTTAATAAAAGACGGAGAGATACTATTTGCTGGGCATGCTGAAAGATATAGCAAGAATAAGAATGACTGGTATGTAAATCAAGAACTAGTCGATGATGCTTTACAATATGGGTTTCCAGATAAAATTGCATACTACGAGAAGCCGTTGTTAAAAGCATCTAGATTATTTTTAAAAGGCGGAGCTGGTGAATGGAAACCAAAATTTAATATAGATGGAGTTCCAAGAAAATCCTTTAGCCATCACTACTCACATGCTTGTGCTGGCTATTACACAAGCAAATTTAAAGATGCGGTAATTGTAGTTATTGATGCAATCGGAGAGTACAATACATCTACAATTTGGTCTGGCGAAGGCGATAAGGTAAAATTAAAATATAAGCAAAATTATCCAGTCAGCTTTGGACTTTTTTATTCTGCATTTACGCAGCTTATTGGACTAATGCCAAATCAAGAAGAGTATATAATGATGGGGATGGCTGGATACGGAGACCCTAATAAATATTTAAAAAGAATTGTCGAATACTTCCCGTCATATTATGAGCAAAAATACAACTTTCACAAAGGAATAACCGACTGGAACGATGTAATATCAGATCAAGATAGATTTGACATTGCCGCATCTGTACAAGTTGTTTATCAAAGCAGGCTAATGGAATTTATGCATATGGCAAAAAGCATTACTGGCAAAGATAATTTAGTTTTTATGGGTGGATGTGCTTTAAATTGTTCTGCAAATACCGCACTGTGGAAAATTTTTAATGATATTTGGATAATGCCAAATCCTGGTGATGCTGGAAGCTCATTGGGTGCAGCCGCTGCTTTGTATGGCAAACATATTAATTGGAAGACTCCGTATTTAGGAACAGACCTTGGTCAAAATTGGCCTATAGATAAAGTTTTTCAAGAGCTAAAAGAAAATAAAATTGCAGCAGTTGCAGCTGGAAGAGCAGAGTATGGCCCAAGAGCTTTTGGCAATAGAAGCATCTTAGCAGACCCAAGAGATCCTGATATAAAAAATGAAGTAAATAAGATTAAGCAGAGAGAACTATTTAGGCCGTTTGCACCAATTGTTCTTGAGCATTTTGCTCACGAGTGGTTTGAGATGCCAACAAGATCAACTCCTTATATGCAGTATTCAGTTAAATGTAAGCAGCCAGATAAGATTCCTTCGGTAGTGCATGTAGATGGAACCTCTAGGGTTCAGACTGTTAACGAGCACGATCACCCACAGTTACATTTTTTGCTTAGGCAGTGGTATTGGCATACTGGCGTACCAGTTCTATTAAACACTAGTTTAAACATAAAGGGTCAGCCGTTGCTGAATGACTCTCAAGATATTTTAAACTGGCAAGCCAAATATAATCATACTATAATTACATCAATCAAGAAAGAAGAAAAGTAGTGTTAATTAGATATTACGCATACAATGTTTACTTTAAATTAAAAAAAATATTTAAAAAAGATAAAAAACAAGAAAGGTATTTATACTGATGGACTTAGATGAATACCTTAAATGGGAGACTCCTAATTCAAACTATCATTTTAACACCGCTGCCATAGATTCATTTTTTTTAAATGGGATGAAGAATCCTAAAAATATTGATCCTGACTATAAAAAACATTACAAATTAAATTCCGAAGGGTTTAGATCAGAAGAGTTCAAGAATAACCCAGAGATATTATTTTCTGGCTGCTCCTTTACATATGGATCTGGAATACCGATTGATTATTTGTGGAATAAAATTGTATCTGAAAACTTTAAAGTTTCTCATCAAAATTTAGGAGTTCCAGGGGCATCTGTTATGTTCACAGTATCTAATTTATTTGAGCATTTTAGGATATATGGAAACCCCAAAGTAGTAGCATGTCTATTCCCAAGTTTTTACAGAACCTTTAGAATTAAAAACTATAAATTTGGTTATAGCGAATACGATTATGCTAGACATGAGCTTCTTAAAGCTGGCGACGATTATGTTCTAGATGAAGATAGATACTATGAAAATGTTCAAAATCTGTATACAGAGATGGACGGACCAAAAATAATTAAAATGCCAACAGATATAAGAAATATAATACAGCCAGACACATCCTACTACTTATCAATGATGTCAATCAATATTTTAGAGCAGTATTGTAAATCAAATGGTATTAATTTTGTTTGGTCGACATATGATGCTTTTAATATGCATTCTCTTAATATAATAAAACAAAGAAATCCAGATAGACTTGAGGTCC